GTTTCCCCAGTCACGATAGTAGGCCGAAAAAGACAAGGAACGTATTGCCTCGCAAGATGAGATACTAGCGTTTTTAACGAAAGTGCTTCGTGGCGAGGAAACAGAACAAATGCCGATGGCGGGAAAAGACTTTTTTGAATTAGTGGAAAATACTCCGAATATTAAAGATCGTATCAAAGCCGCTGAACTTCTTGGAAAACGATTTGCAATGTGGACGGAGCGCCAGCAAATCGATGCGAATTTCGGTGTGCAAATCATTGACGACGTTGGTGGGATAGATGAAGAAGATTAGGCTTTCTGAAGTGTTTACACCGACATTTCAAAAAGTGTGGGCACTGGTAAAAGAACAGCGTTATTTGCGTTACGTGTTGAAAGGTGGTCGTGCTAGCGCAAAATCAACGCATATTGCGATGATGGTATTATTGCTGGTGATGCGCTTTCCTGTGACGGCTTTGGTCGTTCGGAGAGTCGGGAACACGCTCGCTGATTCGGTGTTGGAACAGTTGAAAGAAGCGATGGAAATACTAGGTGTCACCGAGTATTTTCAAATCACCGTGAACCCAATGCGGATCACATATCTACCGCGAGGAAACCGCATTTTATTCCGCGGTGCTGACGACCCGCAAAAAATCAAATCGATTAAAGCGTCGCGCTTTCCGTTGGCTGTTATGTGGATTGAGGAGCTTGCTGAGTTCAAGACGGAAGAAGAAGTGTCTGTTATCGAAAAGTCTGTGTTGCGCGGAGAGCTTCCAGACGGATTGCGATACACGTTTTTTTACAGCTATAACCCGCCGAAGCGAAGACAGTCATGGGTCAACCAAAAGTACGAAACGCAATTTCTTCCTGAAAATACGTTTGTTCACCATTCGACGTATCTCGATAACCCATTTTTATCTAAAGATTTCATTGAAGAAGCCGAACATACAAAGCGAACGAATGAGATGAAGTACCGCCATGAATATCTCGGCGAGCCAATCGGAAGTGGTGTGGTACCGTTTGATAATTTAGTATTTCGAACAATTACTGATGAGGAAATGAAACGGTTTGATAACATCCGCCAAGGAATCGACTGGGGATATGGAGTCGATCCGTTTGCGTTCGTGCGTTGGCACTATGATAAAACCAGACGGATCATTTATGCCATCGATGAAATATACGGTGTGAAGCTATCGAACCGAGAAGTGGCTGAAAAAATTAAAGCGAAAAACTATCATACAGAACCGATTATCGCCGACAGCGCCGAACCAAAATCAGTAGATGAAATGAAAAAAGAGCACGGGATTCCGAGAATTAAAGGCGCGAAAAAAGGTCCGGGAAGCGTGGAATACGGCGAGAAATGGCTCGATGATCTAGAAGCGATTGTCATTGACCCGAAGCGAACGCCGAACATTGCAAGAGAATTTGAGTCCATCGACTATCAAGTCGACGCAGACGGCAATCCGAAGCCGCGCTTGGAAGAAAAGAACGACCATACGATCGCAGCAACCCGCTATGCATTCGAAGATGATATGAAACGACCATCCGTATCCATTTTGAAATAGGAGGTGATCGCGTGCTGATAGAGGATTTATTTAAAGCGCCCTGGCATGAACGAGCGTTGGCAGAGCTGGCCAAAGGAATGATGACAGACGAACAACTTTTGATGGCTGTTATCAAAGACTGGGAAAGCAGCGAAAAGCGCAATCTTATGTTGCTTGGCGAGCGATATTATCGAACGAAAATGGACATCGAGAAGAAGAATCAAGACATTACGTGGCGCTCGAATCAAAAATTGGCTCATGATTTCGTGAAGAAGTTGGTGAATCAGAAGGTCGGCTATTTGCTTTCGAAAGAGCCGACGATTGCTACCGAGAATGTACGGTATCGCAAACTCATAAAAGACATGTTCGATAAACGGCTGTTGAAAACCATTAAAAATCTCGGCAAAGAAGCGATCAATAAAGGGATCGCTTTTTTGTATGTGTACATTGACGAAAAAGGCGAGCTGTCGTTTAAAAAAATTCCGAGCGAGCAGATTATTCCGTTTTGGAAAGATAACGACCATGAAGAAATTGTGTCGTTTATCCGTGTATATGAAGAAGTGGTGTACACGAACACGCAAAAGCAAAAACAGAAGAAAGTGGAGTATCACCATCCGAAAGGCATTAAGTATTACGTCCTGCAAGCTGACTCGCTCATTCCAGACGTGTTAGCTGGAGTAGAAACAAACTATCATTTTACAATCAACGAGAAGCCGTATTTGTGGGAGCGTATGCCATTAATTGTGTTCAAGTACAACGAAGAAGAACAGCCACTCATTGAGTGTATCAAGTCATTGATTGACGATTACAACTTGCAGGCTTCTGTAAATGCGGATTTACTCGCAGACATCCCGAATTTCATTTACAAGCTTGTAAATTACGGCGGCGTTGACTTACAGGAGTTTTTAAACGATTTAAACCGATACCGTGCAGTGAAGCTAGACGAAAACGGTGATGTAGACAAGCTGCAAGCCGATTTACAGACAGATGCGGTCGAAAAAGAGTTATTGCGCATTCGCAAAGCTATCTATGAATTTGGTCGCGGCGTCGACACACAAGACGAAAATTTAGGAAACGCAAGTGGCGTATCGCTGCGATATCGATACTCTGACTTGGATATGGATTGCAACATCCTTGAAACCGAATTTCAATCAAGCCTCGAGCAATTAATTTGGTTCATCGATCAATATTTGCTGATGACGGGGAAGGGTGATTTCACCAATGAGCCGATTTCGATTATTTTTAATCGCGACATTATTATCAATGAGTCTGAGGTCATCGCCAATTGCCAGGCGTCGGTAGGTATTCTCGATGACCAAACGATTCGAGAAAACCATCCGTGGTATACGGAACAAGTGGAAGAACGATTGAAGAAGCAACGGGAACAAGAACAGATGTACAACGGCTATCAAGGAGCGTTCCAGCAACAACAGAAAGATGGGAACGTAAATGAATAGTCGGCAGTATTGGGAACAACGTTCGACGCAAAGAGAACAGGAAGCGCAGCTGATCGTTGAGAAGTATTTGGCGCAGATGCAACAGCGACTGAAAGAAGCACAACGTGATATTTTACAGCAAATTGAAGCCTTTTATGCTCGATATGCGAAAGACAATCAAATTTCGCTACATGAAGCAAGGAAGCTACTAACATCGCAAGAAATAGAAGTGTTCAAGGAAGTTGACCTTGCTCGGTTTCGCGCGATGGCGCTTGAAGGGAATCCGCAATACGAAAATCTATTGAATGCGATTAGCTATCGCGTTCGAATTTCGCGATTAGAGCTGCTTTTGGCACAAATCGAAATGACAATGCTGCATTTATACGGCGGCAAAAACGGCTTACAAGAGTACGTTTATACAGGGCTAGTCGATGTATACCAAAATTCCTACTATCACTTCATGTATGATTTTGCGATGGCTGGTATACCTGCAAATGCGCAAATACTTGACGACAGCACCATGCGCGAAGTCATGTCGTACAACTGGAGTGGGAAAGAATTTTCCGAGCGAATTTGGGGACATGAACAAGAAACGATGCAGAACATTCGAAAGTCGCTCGAACAAAGCTTCATCATTGGACGTTCCATCGATCGAACAGCGAAAGAAATTGTGAAAGTGACAGACGTTGCCTATTCGCGTGCCGAAGCGTTGGTCAGGACGGAAGCAAGCTTCTTTCATAACTTGGCGGCGCAAAACAGCTATCGTGATGCGGGAATGGAGAAATACGAGATTTTAGCCACGCTCGATATGCGAACATCGGATATTTGTAGATACCAAGACGGCAAGGTTTATAACGTGAAAGATTATAAGCCTGGTACGAACGCACCGCCGTTTCATGTACGTTGCCGAACGACAACGATTCCGTATTTCGATGAATCGGAGTACACACACGGTGAGAAACGTCAGTCGATGAATGGGTTAGTCGATTCGATTTCGTATGAGGAATGGTATAAGAAGACGGTGTTAAGATAAACAGTTTCCTCTCGTCTTTTTAGCATTTGTAGACGTTAAAGAACAAAGCGGTTCGTGGCCGTAACCACGTAAAAAAACGTAGCCAGAGGAGGAATAACATGAAACGCGAATTTCTCGAAAGTTTAGGTCTTGAAAAAGACGTCATTGACAAAATTATGGCTGAGCATGGGAAGTCGGTAGAGGCACAAAAAGCGAAAGTGGATGACTTAAAAGCTAGCCTCGATGACATGAAAAAACAGCTAGAACAACGTGATAACGACTTAAAACAGCTAAAAAAGCAAGCTGAAGGGAACGAAGAACTACAAACCAAGCTTGCGGACTTAGAGAAGCGATATAAAGACGAGAAGGCAGCGTATGAGGCAAAAATCAAAGAAACGCAATTGAACAGCGCGATTAAACTTGCGATTAACGGGAAAGTACATGATGCCGATTTGGTCGCATCGCTTCTTGATAAAAATACAATTGAACTCGATGAAAATGGCAACATCACAAAAGGACTGGAGGAGCAGTTAAAGACGCTGCAAGAAACCAAGTCCTTTTTATTTGTACCTGAAAACAGCAATCAACCAAAAATTACAGGTTTTAAACCAGCAGAGGGTAGTCCGACTGGCGGTGAGCCAGACGATCCGTTCTTGGCTGGATTTAATTCAATCTAATGGATACAGGAGGTAATGAGTAATGCCGATTAACTATGCGGAGAAGTATGCACCGTATGTAGATGAACGTTTTAAAAAGCAATCTCTTTCGAATGGAGCTGTGAATCAAGACTTGGATTGGGTTGGAGTCGAAACGGTGAAAGTATTCTCGATTCCAACCGTTCCGATGCAAGACTATACACCGACGGGAATGAGCCGTTACGGGACGCCATCAGAATTACAAAATAGCGTGCAAGAAATGAAAGTAACACGCGACCGTTCGTTTACGTTCACCATCGACAACAAATCGAAACAAGATACGATGGGCGTCATGGAAGCTGGGAAGGCACTCGCCCGTCAGATTGACGAGGTAGTTGTTCCAGAGGTGGACATTTATCGATTTTCCATTATTTGCGCAAACGCAGGCACAACGGCGACGGCGCCAATTACAAAAGACAATGCCTATGAAGCTTTCTTAGATGCAACAACAACGCTCACAGACTTGAAAGTGCCACTAGTTGGTCGTGTGGCGTATATCGGAGCGAATTTCTACAAGCAGATTCGTTTGGATCCATCTTTCATCAAGGCGTCTGATATTGCGCAAGATGCATTAATGAAAGGACAAGTTGGTCAAATTGATGGGATTCCGCTAATCACCGTTCCATCTTCGTATTTACCAGCGAATGTCGAATTTTTCATTACACATCCGATGGCGACGGTTGCGCCAATTAAATTAACAGACTATGTGACGCATGAAAACCCACCAGGCATTAACGGTACGCTTGTAGAAGGTCGTATTCGTTATGATGCTTTTGTATTCGAGAACAAAAAGAACGCCATTTACGTGCACAAAAAAGCGTAAGGGGTGACAAAAGATGAAGAAGTTTAAAAAAGGCGACGAAGTGTTAATCGCAACAAACGACGTACAAGAAGCTGCCTTTAAAAAAGCCGGATATGAAGAAGTGACGGAAGAGGAGAAAAAAGGAACGAAGAAAGCAACAGAAAAGGTAGCTGAATGACAATGACGGTGCTTGATATTGTCAAAGCCAAGCTGGACAATCCACCGCCAGATGACCGCTTGGCTGTATACATTGACGAAGTAGGTCAAGCGATCAAAACGTTTTGTAATCGTGATGACATACCAGACGAGCTTCGGTATGTCCATGCGAACATGGTGGTCGATTTCGTTGGTCTGAACCAAAAAAATGCTCCCGATGCCGAACCAACTGTTCAATCCATCAAAGAAGGGGACGTGCAAGTCACGTTTACGGCTCATGAAAAGAGCCAAGGAGAAACAGAAGTGGAAAGCATCGTTCATTCCTACAAGAGCGCTTTGTATAAGTTTCGTAAAATGAGGTGGTAGCATGTCGGTTCGTGACATCTTTCTCAAAGCCAAATCCGCGGTGGAACGGCTGTATGATCGGACAGCTACTATCCAACGGTATGAACCATATCAGAAGCCAAACGGCGCCGATGGAATGCAATGGGTGACAAAGCATGAAAACGTGCCTTGTCGCCTTTCTTCTGTCGGCATGCAGACGCTCAATAACGCATCACAAGACGATGTAAATGCTATTCAGTACGATGTGAAAGTTTTTTTGTCTAGCGACATCAACGTGCAAGCGGGAGATGTTTTTGTAATCGATGGAGTGCGCTACGAGTCAGCAAAAGAGCCATTCGTGTATGTGACCCACCAAGAAGTATTACTCGTTCGAAAGGGTTATGCATAATGGGCTATGAGTTTAGTGAAGTTCGATTACTGAAACAGCAATTAGTAGAGCTGAATAAAATCGCTCACCAAGTGCAAATGAAGGTAGCCCAACGCATTGCTCAGTTGGCCATTCGGAAAGTGAAGAAGTTAACGCCTGTGGATACAGGGAACTTGCGAAACAACTGGAAGTATTATGTGATGAGCAAGGGTGATACGATTTATATTCACATTTACAATCAAGCCGAGTATGCGTCGTTTGTAGAAAACGGGCATCGTATCGTGGTGGCTGGACAGACTGTCGGGTGGGTAGAAGGCCGGTTCATGTTGAAACTCACGATGAATGACATGCAAAAAATCGCTCCAAACATGTGGCAACGGGAGATGGAAAAGGAGATGAGGCGGATCTTTGGAGATTAAAACGCTCATCATTCAGCAAATGAAAGAAGTTTTTGGAAACGTCAAAGTGTACGATGAAAAAGTCAAGCAGGGTCTTCAAACTCCTGCTTTTCTCGTTCGTATGATTCAGTCTGAACAAGAACGAAAAATCAAAGGGCAAGTGTGGCGGACGTACTCGTGGAATGTTGTATATTTCCCACAATCAACGGAAGTGGATAGTGAATGCGATGACGTGTTTGAAACGTTTCAAACAGAATTTCAGTATATCGCCAACAAATATCATGTGCGTCGGTTAGAAGGGACAAAAGAGGATGATGTGCTTGTCATTACATTTGATGTTTCTGCGCGGCTTCAAGAGCAGACGGACGAAACAAAGATGCAGACGTTAGGAGGTGTTTGGATTGGCCAAACAAACTGAAAAGCAATCGACGGAAATGCGGTATGGAAAATTGGCTTTCATTCGCGCACCAGAATATGCAAAAGACCGTCTGTTGCTTGAGGTATTACTAGACGATACAAAAACATACTCGAAAGAAGAAGTAGACTCGCTGTTGAGTGAGTGGAAAGCGAAGGAGGTTCAATAATGGCAGGTGGAACATGGAAAACGCAAAATAAAATTCGTCCTGGCGCGTATATCAACTTTGAAACGAACAGTTTAAACACGATGGCGCCTGATTCAAATGCAATCGTAGTGATTCCGATCAAGCTAGACTGGGGAGAAACAAGAAAATTCGTGAAAGTGTCACCAAACACGAAGTTTAAAGAAGTATTCGGCAAGGATTTAAGTGCAATCGTTCCGATCCGTGAGGCGTTTAAGGCGACAAGTCAAGTTGTTGTCTATAACTTGAACAGCGAAGGAACAAAAGCAACAGCGACGGGCGGAGGATTAACAGCGACAGCGAAATATGCGGGTGCGGACGGAAATAAAATTTCGGTTGTCGTTACAACAAATTTAGACGGAACCGCGACAGCGAAGACGTACTTTGGCGGGGCGGTTGTTGATACGCAAACGGCAGCCGCCATTGCTGATTTACAGCCGAACGCTTTTGTGACGTTTAGTGGCCAGTTACCGACTTCTGATGTGACGTTGACGCTTGCTGGTGGAACAACGGGAACAGCAACAAACGATGCGTATGCGAAATTTGCGGCAGGATTGGATACGCAAGAATTTAAGGTCGTGGCTGTTGGTACGGACGATTCGACGGTAAAAGCATTGCTAACATTGAAAGTGAAAGAATGGCGTGCGAATTACGGGAAAAATGTAACGTTGGTGACGAACAATTACAACGTCGCTGACCATGAGGGCGTGGTTTCTGTATTGAATGGCGTTACGCTTGAAGGCGGTGAGAAATTAACGGCTAAAGACGCGCTGTATTGGTATGCGGCGGCATATGCGAGCGCTGGCACCAATTCATTGACCTATGCCGAGTATCCAGGCGCGATTGATTGCGAGCGTAAAACGCATGAAGAAATTGAACAAGCATTGAAAGATGGACACGTTGTCTATACGTTCAATCGCGATGCGGTGGTCGTAGAGCAAGACATTAACACGTTCCGTTCATTCACACCATCAAAAAATCAAGACTTCCGCAAAAACAAAATCGTTCGCGAAATGGACATTGTTTCGGACAATACGCAGTATATCTACTCCAAATATTTCATTGGAAAAGTGAACAACAACGAGGACGGCCGAAACTTGTTCAAAAAAGAAGTGATGAAAACCGTGTTAGATCCTCTCGTGCGAGTCGGTGCTTTAGAGCCATATAATCCAGATGAAATTGTCGTTGAACAAGGCGATGAGAAAGATGCTGTGCTTGTGAACGTGGGGTTGAAGTTCGTCGACGCCATGGAAAAACTCTACATGACAGTGGCATGCAAGTAATAAACGGAGGTGATAAATATGCCACGTGTAATGGAATCAAAAGACGCGATTTCTTCGAAAGAAGGGACGTTATATATTACGATTGACGGAAAGTCATATGAGTTCGCGGAAATTGTGAAATTTGACGCCACGATTGAATATATCAAAGCTGACGTCAAACGTGTAGGCGCACGTATGAACGGAAGTAAAATCGTCGGGGCAAACGGAAAAGGAAACATGACATATTACTACCACCGTCCAGAAATTCGAGCGATGGCATTGGAATATTTACGGACAGGGAAAGCGCCGATCTTCGATGCGATGCTCGTTAACGCAGATATTACGAGTGCGGCAGGAAAACAAACAGCAATCATTAAAAACATCGTGCCAGACAGCACGCTTATTGCTAAATTAGACGGCGATTCGGATGATGTACTCAAAGATGACGTTTCGTTCACATTTGATGACTTCGATTTGCTAGACCAATTTAAAACGATTAACTAAGGAGGAGCTGCATGAGCAAGTTTAAGGCGTTCTTAAAGGGAAATGTAAAACAGTATGAAAATGTGGAGCTAAAGCTGGAACGTTTTGACGAACCACTTGTATTGCGCCCGTTGACTGCGGGCGAAGCTGATGCAATCAACGAACGTTGTTTCAAGTTCCGCCCAGGAAAAGGCGGCAAAATGGAACGTGTTTTTGATGTGGTAAGATACAACCGCGAAATTTGTGTGGCATCGATTGTGTACCCTGATCTAAACGATCGTGAGTTGCAGGAGTCGTATGGCGTTTTAGGTGCGGACAAGCTGTTTGCTGAAATGTTTCTTTTGGGCGAAGCAAACCAAATTCTTGAGAAGGTAACGGAAATTTCAGGACTCGATAAGACGATGGATGAAGAGGTAGAAGAGGCAAAAAACTAATTGAAGAAGGTGGAGAGGCATTTTATGCTCATATCGCTCTCCACCGTTTTCATTGGCGTCCGCGTGAGTTTTTGGAGATGGACCGAAAAGAAAAAGCTTTTGTCATTGCGAGTATCGAAATTGAATTAAAAAAAGAAAAAGAAGAGCATGACCGAATAAAAAGTAAAATGAGGGGGTGAGCGAATGGCTGGAGTTCAAACAACGTTGGCGTTAAACGATAAATTGACAGGACCACTCATGAAAATGATTCGTGCGATGGATGCCACCATTCGCGTCATGGAAAAGATGGATGCGTCCGCAACGCAATTAGATACAAAAGGATTAGCGAAAGCACGTAAAGCGATTACGAACGCATCAGCTGATTTAGAACGATTGATTGTAGCTTCTAAACAGGCGGATAGCTCTTTAGCGCCATTAGGTTCCAAATTCGCCAACTTGCCTCCCCCAGTTGGTCGGGCGACGAGTGCTGTTAAAGAGTTTTTTGGTGCATTTTT